TAAAACAGATTGTTCATTAAATTTCATTGATATACCTGCTTCAAATCTTTTTACTTCTTTACCATCCTGAAATATAATAATAGTTGGTACTACCTTTATATCCCATTCTTTTTGTATTACTGCACCAATAGTTTTATTAGTTAAGTCTACTTCTGCTATATAACAATCTTTTAACTTAGCAATATCTAATCTATTAGCATAGTTCCAAGAAGCATTTACTTGTACAACAGCACATTCTTCTAGGCTCATTAGTTGTATTGCTTGAAAACTATTTAAGTTAACTGACTGTGAGTGTAGCCATGTAGACGATAGTCCAAGCAATAAGCATAATGATAATATAAACTTTCTCATGATTCATCCTCATTTGTTATTCATATCTATTAGAGTTTCAGTAATAGCTCTAGTATCTTCTTTAATATCATCTACTTTTTCTTCAAGCTTATCTACTTTACCCTCTGTGTTTAATATAGAATCACGAATCATTTGATCTTTCAAATCATATTCCATACGTGAAACCTCAGGCTCTGGTAATTCTTTAGCAAGTTCAATCTCTGCTTGTAATGAATACCACATACCTATAATCATACCTACAGTAACTAAGATACTAATCCCAGTTTCTAAAGATAGTGTAAATTTAGTGTCTTTACCTACTTCCATGTTATGCCCCTATCTCTGAGTGTACTAATACGCCACCTGCGTAAAAGTTATTGTTTTTCGTTAATATGGTATATGTAGTATCTTTATCTGCCATATACTCAAATCTATGTATTTCTTTTGTGCCGTCAATCATCTGTATACTATTACCTACTTCTAATTGATTTGCATCTAAATTATATAAATCTTTTGTTCTTTGTGGTCTGTAACTAGCCATAGAACCATCTGCTAAATATATAGGGTGATCCCTAGTAACTATTATATTTTTTAATTCATCACTATCATCATACATAACTTTTATTAAATTATCATGTGCTACAAATAATGTATCTAATATTGGTACTTCTTCTATACTTTCTGTTTCAAAATTGTAAGAATATATAATATCAGCATCATCTAAATCATATATACTTTTCATACCATCAGGAGTATTTACTAATATACTACCATGTATACAGAATCCACCAAACGCTTGGAATGTTATATTTCCTGTTATAGCTGAACTATTAGCACCATTATTTACTAAAGTAAAACTATATGAACCTGTACCATCTTTATTAGAAGGTGTGTGTTGCCAACCTGGTCTTAACTTTAATGTACCAGAATTAAAACTACTTAATGAACTTTCTAATTGGGTAATAGTAGATGCTCCACTTGTACTAGTACTTGGTGTGCTTCCATCTGTAGTAAATTGAAACTTTAAATTACCAAATGGTCCACCACTGGTAGTAAAATTATTTACATCAACACCACCGCTACCACCAGATAATGTTATTGTTGCAAAACTATTTGCCATATCAGTATCCCCAGCTTCTCCAGTACAATGTAATCCAGTATTACCACTAGTAGACCAGGATACTCCAGCATCGTGGTCATAACTATAAAACTCAGACATTGAATGAGGTGCATTACCATCAGGTCTATCAGCACTTGCATTAGCTGTATTAATAGTGTGTCCGTATAACGCACCACTTCCAGTGGATAAATTTTCTAGCTCAGAATTAGCTCTATTACTAGCATAATCTAATTCAGAAAGTATTTGACTTATCTTTATTTCACCTGATGACTGTAAAGCCATTTATTACTCAGCGTCTTTAATTGCTTTATATTCTACTAATTCAGCTTCTACTTCTACTAATGATGCTTCTAAACTTGCTTTATGAGCTTCTGCGTCTGCTATAGCTTCATCTACTGATTTCACATCAGTCCAATCTACTACTTCTACATCTTTTCCTGAAGCATCTTGCATAGTTCTTGTATGCTTTATTTCAACCATTTTGACTGAGCTTTCTGCTTGTTCTTGTGCTTTTTCTGCGATTACTTTAGCCATTTTATTCTCCTATTTTAGTTTTAAGTTCATCTATTTGAACTTGTTGTTCTTTTATTGCTTCTATTAAAACACCAACCATTTTATCATAGTTTACTGTTTTAAATGTTTTCTCATTACCACTACTAAACTCTCCAGTACAAAGTTCGTGTTCAGTAACAAGTTCTGGTATTACTTCTTCTACTTCTTGTGCAATTAATCCTATATCGTGTGTGTCTTTTCTTGAAGTAGCAGTCCAGTCATATTCTACGCCTCTTAATGCCATTACTTTATCAAGAGCATTATCTATAGTAGTAATATTTTCTTTTAATCTTTTATCTGATACAGTAGATGAAAATGCAACTACATCATTATCAAAATGTCCAACACCTGCTGGAGTAACTCTAAATCTTTCAGTCATAGTAACAGCATTATTTAATGTACCAGTTTGTGCTCCTGCTGTCCAAAACTTTAATGTATCAGTAAGAACAAATGCACCTCTTGTAAAGTTAGCATTATCAGCTGAATTTAAAAATTGGTTAGCAACATTTGTACTTGCTTTAACAGCGTATCCCAAAACCAGACCTATGGTACTATATTGAGTACTATAAGTACAAACATAATCTCCATTAGCACCACCATATCCATGAGCCATATTAAAAGTTCCATTTGCTGCTGCTCCATTTGCTACAATAGCTGGACTTGTTGATGATAAACTTTTAGCATCAAGAGATTCGTATGGACTAGAATTATTTATACCAACTCTACTATTACCAGCATCTGCTTGAATCATGTGAGCATTACTATTAGACTCTACTCTAAAGTCTGCATCGTGACTGCCTTCATTTACAACTAATCCATATTGTAAAAATGAATTACCACTAACATTTAAATCTCCTACTACACTTGCTCCGCTTGTATTTACATAAAATCTTTGAGTACCACTTGTGCTATTTATTGTTGCTCCAGTTCTAAAACTAAAAGTATCTCCAGTATTATATAATGCTACTGTTGAATTTTGTTCTTTAAAAAACAATCTTGAAGATATATCGGCATTACTACCATCTTGATTTATTACCACTCCATTAACACCACTTGCAGTAATATCAAGCTTTGTATCAGGTGATGTAGTTCCTATGCCGACATTACCTGCTGCCATTAAATTAATATCATAACCACCATAAGTTCTAATTTCTAAATCATTGCTTACTCTATTAATTACTGCGTTAGTGTCTTCAAATTCTACTTGGTCAGCATGTCTTGTATTTTTATGTATAGTAGTTCTTGTAGTGCCATAAGTCAATAGCATTTGCCCATTAGTAGTATCTCTTAAATATAATACATTTTCTGTGCTATTATTGTATTGAAGAAAGTTAGTAGCGCCATTTGTAAACGCTACACCATAACCAGTAGTGATTGATGAACTTGCAGACAATGCGCCAGTTACTGCTAAAGTGCTTCCGTCAAAAGTAAGATTTGCCTCTCCATTAAGACTAAAAGCATCATTTGAAGTCATAACTCTATTATTAGATCCATTAGCCATAATAGGTATTTGATTTCCTTTATATGTAAATACATTATTTCTACACTCTAACAATTTAGTCCAAGAAATAGTGCTACCAGCAGTACCACCACTACCACTTGTATAAACTACTATTCCGTCATACAAATCTACTCTTGAAGCAATATCATTAAATGAATAAGTGTGTTCATTTGATGTTGTAGTAAATTCTATATTGTATCCAAGCTGTCCATAGTTACCACCAGAATATCCCATAGCAACACTTCTTGGATTACCATGATAACCTCTACCATTATCCCACCTTACTGTTTTATCTGTGCCAGTCCAAGTTGTGCCGTCTAAATTATCTGCATCTAACCCACTTCCACTACCGTCATTACCAGAGTTCCAAGATTCTATTGTACTTGCTACTACATAATTAGCAGGTTGTGAAGTTACACTATCACTTTTTACGTCAATACTTCCGTCTGATATTATTGCAGATGCAACTACTTCGGCAAAAGTTCCTACTTTAATATAGACATCTGTTGCTGTAGTGCTAACATCTACTTGTGCAGCTTCTATAATAACTGGTTGGTCTGCGTTGGAGTGATTGTAATATATTATATCATAATTATTATCATTGTTAAGTTGTCCAATGATATATCCGTATGCACCCAATGTTCCGTCTGTATAACTTGTACTTCTACCAGATAAATGTATAGAAAATCTTGTTGATTGTGTTCCAGTAACTGTTGCTATTTTTACCCAAGTTGTAGATGTACCACCAGTATTATTAACTGCTCTCCAAGTATATGATTTTGCATTACCATCGGAAGTGATACCCTCAGTAACGGTTAAATCTCCAGTTACTGTTGTACCAGTTGTAGTTGCTCTAAATCTTTCAGTATTGTTAACTATAATTCTTGTATAGTCGGCAGATATATTAATTCTATCAGCACTAGCATTATTTCTCCTAATTTCTACATCTTGATTATAACTACTAAGAGTAACACCATTATTTACATACCAAAATGAAGTAGTATAAAAGTTTCCTATATCTGAAATAAAATGACAATGACTACCATTCATAGGTCCGAAATTTAAATAGCCGTGGTCAGTAGATATTTTTACATAATTACCACTAGCAACATGAAAATTTACATGGTCATCATTAACAATAGTTTCTAAATAATCTGAAGTATCGCCTTTTTGATATTGTCTTACATAGTTATCGCCCATTTGTAATTTTAATACATCAGCATTTTGTTGAGTGTGATGAAATCTTAATAATGAAGTTCGATTAGAAGTACTTCCATCTGTTAAGTATGTTTTAATAGCTGCTGCTCTTGAACCACCACCTTGATTATGCCCAAATTCTAATGTTGGTCCACTACCTGCTGAAGTTGCAGTGTTCATAATACTTAATGTAGGATTAGAACTATTTCCAATCGTTGCATTTCCTGTTGTAGTTAAAGTTCCAGTTACTGTAGTATTTTCATTTAGCTTTACATAATTACCAGTATTAGATATTTCTATTTGATTAGCAAAAGTACCACCAGAATCTTTTGTACCAAATCTTAATCCACCTGAATTAGTGTTATTTTTTATGTAACTCCAATCTCCACTATTATTTATTTCAAGAGTTGAACCACTAAAAGTAAGATTAGATTCTGCTTGTATAGCACTTGTGCCATTACCAGTTAATAAAGCATTAGAAGTAAAACTAGATGCTCCAGTACCACCATTAGCTACTGCTAGATCAGTACCAGACCAGTTTGAATTGTTGATAGTAGCTGCACCACCAATAGGTGTTATGGTACTACCTACTTTAGTATATAGCTGATTACCAGTATAATCATATACTAATTCGTATTGGTCTATAGCACCTTGAGCAGGTGCACCATCTCCCCTTTTTATTAAGAACTTATTAGCCATTATAACCTATTATGCGTATACGCCAAAATCTAAAGTTGTGTTTGTAAGACCTTGAGTTACCTCTAAAGTACCTACAATATCTAAACTTTTATTCATATTCCATTTAGTTCCTGTATGACTATATGTAAATGTTGCACTTGCTCCATCTACTGTTAAGCCAGCACCGTCAGCCGCAGATGAATCTGCTGCATTTTTAGCTACTGTAATATTTATATCTTCCACATCTAGTGTTGAAGTATTTAAAGTAGTGGTGTTACCTTGAACTGTTAAGTCTCCAGCTATTGTTAAATGTCTAAGGCCTGTTAAATCTTTATTACTATCCAATATAACTGCTTTACTTGCAGATGCTGTACCTGGTGTTATACCATCTACCAAATTCAACTCTGCAGCTGTTGATGTAACGCTAGCACCAGCAATTTGTAATGTAGTCATATTTAATTGACCACTACCACCGTAAATAGCTGCTTTACTATTTACTATTGTTCCAGCTGAAGATCCATCTACTAAATTTAATTCAGCTGCTGTTGATGTTGTAGCTAAACTTAATGCACCTGCACCAGTAATATTAAAGTCAGTTGTATCAATTTTAACAACACCCTTTTGACTAGAAGTTGCAACTGGTACTATAGTAGCACCTAAGTCTTTAACAACTACATCCTGTGCATTTCCATTGTTTGTTTCTTGTCTTCCAATATACAGTTTCTGATTATATCCATCGTATGCTAATTCACCAGTTAATAAACTGTTAGCACTTGGAGCTCCATCAGAACCGAATGTATTTCTTTTAATCTGTAATCTATTTGCCATGTCTCTCTCCTATTATGGTTGATAATCTCCACCATCTATTGTTTCTGTTTCTAGTACGACTGCATTAGCCACACTAATTGTTGTTTGTCCATTTGATTCAGCAGTTTGTATTCCTGTACCTGCTTGAATATCTGAACTAAAGTTATCTGCTTCTGTAATGACTACATCTGTAGTACCATTATCAATCTTTAATTTATTGTTATCATAAAAAACTATTTTCTTATATACATCTTTAATTTTATTTGGTCCTGTTAAACTTCCACCCATTATGTTGTTACTCCTATATCATCATAAGTTGGTTCACTTACATCTGCTACATCACTATAAGTAGGATTAGATACTGCACTTACATTGCTAAAAGTGTACACACTTCTTGTAACATCAGTATAAATACTACTGCTTGGATCACTTATATTACTAAGTGTCACGTCAGCTGGTAGTGATAAGTCTATATAATTACCATCTGTGTTATCGTTAAAATGTTGTTCAAGCTCATTAAATGATACGTTAATATCACTAAATGATGCTAAACCAAAGTTTCCTTTCTTCCAAGTATTAGCCATTTTTACCTTGACCTCTATACTTTTTTACGTAATAATTTTTACTCATCTTTGTTCCATACTTAGTATTAACACTATTACCTTGTCTAGTTTTCTTCTTGCCATTTGTATGTCTGGCTACCTGTGGTCTTAAACCTCTCATGCAAATGTTTTTACATTAGTAGGTTTACCACCAACGCCTTGTTTCTTAGCACGTTTTCTTCTAACTGCAGACTCTATTTGTGTCTTTGTCATACGTGCAGCTTTAGCAGCAGGTACACATTTAGGATACCCACGTTTACTATTGCTTGCAGATTTACGACCACATTTATTATAGCCACCGTTCTTTTTCTTAGAACTAATGTCTACCCAGTCTTCTTTAAACCATTTTTTTAAACCAGTCTCTGCCATTACTTACCTTTTCTATATCTCCCACCACGCTTCTTATATGTTCTTACAAGCCATGCATTAGCATAAGCAGAAGGATATACCTTAAACTTTCTTTTAGCTTCTGACTTTACTCTACTATATAAAGCTTTATCTATTGGATGATTCTTAGCCATATTATTTCTTCTTTCTCTTTGCTGCTAATATTTTTTTCTTTTTATTTAGTCCTGTTTTAGGTTTACCTCTATATAACAGGTCTCCAACTTTACGCTTTTTCTTACCTACAATTTTCTTTTTTTTCTTAGGTCTTCCAACCTTACTTCCATATGTACCTGGTCCTTTTGGCATCTTATCCTCCTAGCACTTCCATCTTCTACGTGCTTGTCTTAGTCTTGAATTTGGATTTCTTGCTGCTTTTGGAAACTTCTTCATTTGTCCTGCTGATCTTGCACAAAATGACTTACGTCTCTTTGCAGCCTTACTTCCCTTTTTTACTTTACCAGTAACTGCTGTCTTTAACTTACTACCAGGGTTTAATCTTCTATAAGCTTTAACCCCAGCCTTAGTCATACCAGCACCTTTTTTAGTTGCTCTAAAATTCTTCTTATTTCTTGCTGGCATCTTTGAACGCTTACGTGGCATTACTACTCCTAATAATTAGTTGGTTTTACACTTCTCATACCAGACACTCTACCTCTGTTAGCAAATGTTTTACCTTCTTTAACACCTTTTTCAAACTTTGTATTAAAATATGGTGCCATGTTTATCATATCTGGTTTGGTTTCATAACCAAGAGCTATAGCTTTATCAACTAAATACTGATGAAACTGTCCTGGTAATTCACTTTGTTCTGTCATTGCAGAGCTACCACTATCTAATGTATTAAAGTGGTCTGCTTTCTTATGATAAAACAATGTAATAGTTAACGCAGCATCAACAGATGTAAATCTATTCTTCTCACTTCTTAATGGATCATATAGTGCAATACCTATTGAGTCACGTTCAAACCAATAAACATACTGCTTAACTGTTCTTGTATATACTCTGCTATAATTTGGCATTATGTTATATCCCTATATTCTGGTCTACCTAATAATCTTTTAATTTCTTTCACATTCCCATCAGCATCTTGTAAGTCTACTGATTTTACTTCTAATATTGAATCTTTCAATCCATAAAATCTTTGGTCAGCAACTGTATTAAATTGAGTTGCCTCATCTAATATTAATGTTCTTGAACAAAATTCATCCGATGCTTGATTTAATAAATAAATTATTTCGTTAGTACCAAGTTCTGGATGATGTTTTTTTATTTGATCAATCATCTGCTGCAATTTCATCTACTTCTCCCGTTGGTTGTATACCTATATATTGACTTAAAAATGTTAATAAATCTTGTGTTACTTTTACATATTGACTTTCATACCACTGGTATTGTTGTGTATCAGCAGTTAAATCAACTTGATAATTTTGTAAATAAGTTTGTATTTGTTGCATCATTGTTTGTGCTAACTCTACATCTTCATCTGCTATAAAATCCATAGATATATCAAAGTACTTATCATAATCTCTCTTATCTGCATCAGTACCAATAGCTCCTGCTGCCATATCTGCTGTTAATTCTGTACCAGATGCAACATTAGGTTTACGTATTTGGTTCATAATATATCTTAATAATTCTCTAGAAGCATATAATACAACACCTCTTTCTAATTCATCTGGTAAATTATCAATAGATGTATCACCTAAAGCAACAGATGTATCTGGAGTTATATGTTTTATTAAAGCACTTTGTCCATTAGCAGGTGTTGGTATAACGTTTAAAGTTCCACTTTGAATATAATATTTAGGGTCGAGCTTACTAGTAAAGTAAATACTATTTACATCTGTATAATCTCCAGCATCTTCTGCTTTTATCTGAGTAGCTTTTCTATCACGTGAGCCATCATTTCTAGTAACACTTACAATTTCTAATACTGAAGCAGTACTCATAGTTGTAGGCGAGTTATTTAAAGTTGTAGAACTTGTCATTCTATTAGCTATATCAGATACAATCATTAAACTTTTTGTAATAAACTTTACACCCTCAACTAAATATAATGTAGCTTGCGATGTATAATCAGGAATATCTATATCACCAACGATTGCTTCTATCTCTGTTTTAAAACTCATTATTTAACCCCTAATTTTTTCATAAAATCTGATAACCTTCTACCATCCATCATTATATCTTCCCCAGCTTCCATTTTTTTAGCTCTTCTCATTCTTCTTGCTTTTAATAATTTTTCAACTTTTTGACTTTGTGCAAACTTTTGTGCAGCTTTAGCACCTTTATACACCTTACCCCCTGGTAAAGTTAATGTAGCTATAGTTAATCCAGCTTTACCTAATTTATAAGTAACGTCTACAATTTTATTTAAACCAAGTCTTTTTCTCATTGGACTTTGTAATTTTTTTCTATTGCTAATCATGTTTCTCCTAATGTGGGGGAGTATATTTCAACTCCCCCGTATGTATTAACTAAACTGTAACACTGTGTGTGTTTCAGGAAGTTGAATTTCAAGACCTGCTTCTGTAAGAATCATGTCTTTTCTTCCGTCAACGTCACGGTTTTGAACATTAGTAATAATTTGAGTATCTCTTGATACACCATTACCAACTAACGGTCTGTATGATACGTTGTTTAGATCAATCATAATTGCAGTATTTTCATACTGATTTCTAAATAATGGTTCCATTACTAGGTTTAAGTTACCATATAATGTAGATATTCTAGTAACTAAGTGACCAAATTCACCTTGTACATTTTGAATATCCATTCCACTACCAACTTGTGAGTTCAATGCCATAGTGTTACCTAGGAATGAAGAACCACCAAGTTTGTTAAAGTATGATAAAACTTTTCTTGAACAAAGAACAAGTTTCTCTCCACTGTTTCCAGATTCTGGTGAGAATACATCTTCCATTGCATCAATAAAAGTATCATATGAAGCTGCACTATAACTGAAAGTTTTTACTTTACCAAAACGTTCAGTGTAAGGTACGATACCATGAGTTCTACGTACTGGACCAGAAGCTGTTGAGTCATCTACTCCAATACCGAATAACATAGCGTGCTCAAGATCCATCTTATGTTCCATAAGTTTTTCTTGATATACTCTCATGTATTCGTTGTTTACTCCACGATATCTTGTAGCTAAAGCTGTACCAGAGAATAGAGGTACTGAAGTCTTAAAGATTTGACAGTATCCTTCTCTGTTGTAGAACTCATCACTCCAAGATTCTGGGTCAGTAGAACCTTCAGCAAAAGCTGAACCAATTACTTGTCC